TGGCGCCCTTGCTCGCAACGAGCAGCGCAGCACGAAGGAAGCGTGGCCGAGTGGTTTAAGGCAGCAGTCTTGAAAACTGCCGATGGGGTGACCCATCCGTGAGTTCGAATCTCACCGCTTCCGCCACGGCTCATTCCGAGGCGTTCCGAAACATTCCGTAATGCCGTGCTAAACCCAAGCTGCGACGCGGTTTTGGGGGTATTTCTCTTCTTGCCGGTTCCAAATCGCTCCGACACAATCCACCCATCGAACAGGGGTGAGAACAGGGGTAGGAAATGGCGACACGGCAACTGCATCGGCTGACGGCGCTCAAGATCGGCAAGCTGGACGCTCCGGGGCACTACCCGGACGGCGGCAACCTCCACTTTCAGATTTCCAACACGGGCTCCCGTTCCTGGATCTTCAAGTTCACGCTGCGCGGAAAGTCTCGGGAAATGGGGCTCGGCCCCCTGTCCTCGGTCTCGCTGGCAGCCGCACGCGTTGAAGCGGCGAAGTGCCGCGACCTGCTGCGGGAAGGCATTGACCCGATCGAGGCGCGGAAGGTCGAGCAAAATAAGCGCGCCCAGGAAGCCTCGGGCCCGCGCCTATTCAGAGCTGCAGCGGCCGCCTACATCGCCCAGCACCGCGACGGCTGGAAGAACAAGAAGCACGCCCAGCAATGGGAGAACTCGCTCACGACCTACGCCTACCCCATCTTGGGCGATCTCGACGTGCGCGACATTGATACCGCCCTGATCGTGCGCGTGCTGCAGCCCATTTGGATGGCAAAGCGAGAGACCGCCTTCCGCCTGCGCGGCCGGCTCGAATGCATCCTCGATGCGGAAAAAGCCCTCGGCAACCGGGAAGGCGAGAACCCCGTGCGCTGGCGCGGCCACCTCGACAAGCTGCTGCCGAAACAAAACCGCCGCAAGAAGATCAAGCACCATCCGGCTCTCCCGTGGCAGGAAATTCCCGAGTTCATGAGCGCGCTGCGCGCAGTGGCAGACCCGACCGCCCGCATGCTGGAACATCTGATCTTGACAGCAGTGCGCACCCAGGAAGTCCTGTATTCGCGCCCTGAAGAGTTTGCGATGGACTATCGCGTCTGGACGGTGCCAGGCGAGCGGATGAAGATGGAGCTGCCGCTCCGCGTGCCGATGGCTGACCGCTTGGTCGAACTGGTCACAGAGGCGATGAAAGGTGCGCGCGACGGCTGGCTCTACCCAGGCCGTAAGAAAGGAAAGCCGTATTCGAACATGGCCATGCTGAAGGTGCTCGAGCGCATGGGCTACGGCCACATCACCGTGCACGGTTTCCGCTCGACCTTCCGGGACTGGGTGGCAGAATGCACGGAATATGCCGACTCGCTTGCCGAAAAGGCCCTCGCCCACGCCATCCAGAACGAGAGCGAGGCTGCCTACCGCCGGGGTGACATGTTGGAGCGGCGGCGCAAAATGATGGCGGACTGGGCGCGCTTCTGCGCCGGCGAGACGGCGACGATCATTCCGATCACTCAAACCGGGACCGGGGCACGCTCGGCGCACGGTTGACTATGGACTGTTAATCCGTAGATCGAGTGTTCGAATCACTCACGCCCCACCAGTATTTAAAAGGCCCGACAGGCAACTGTCGGGCCTTTTTCGTTTCCGGGTGTCAACGAAGTGTCAACGGCGCGGTCCAGGGGAATTACTGGCGACCCCTAACGGATCAACTGGCCGCCGACAGATCGAAATCGTAGAAGTGGGCTAGAAGCCGCTGCCAAAGGGAAACGTGGCGCACCATCTCCAGGTGACCCTGAGCGTAGGCCAGCTCGTTCTGGCAGATTCGGACCAAGGCACCAAGCGAGCGCGGCTCTCCAACCTCTGCCTTCACTATCTCCGCCTGAAATGCATCGGCCTGGGCGCTATCAAAGACGCCCTTTGCAACGATGCGGGACTCCAAGTCTGCAAAGGCCTTAGCCAGGTCCGCGTGTAACCGTGCCTTCTTGGCATAACCAAGCACCAGGCTTGCCGTCGACGTGATCGTAATAGCTGCGGCCGCAACAACCATGGCGTCCGGGCCAGCTAGCTTGGTTATGGCAGCGGCACCCCCGATGACAGATACCGCCTTGGTAAGCGAGTCGCACATGTCGAAGAAACGCTCGCGCTTCTGGTGATAGATGCGCGAAATCCAGCAGCGGCAAAGCAACTCGTGACGGCGAGCCCAGACATCGTCATCCCAATCCATGCTATGCGCCCTTCTTTCTCGGTGTAGGAGGAGGCGGGGTCAGTTGATCGCGCGGCATGATGCGCCCGGTCTTGCCCGGATAACCCGGGATACTGTCGTAAGCGTAGTCCTCTTTGCGAGGAATCTTGCGCTCATACGACGAGTCCCGTGTGGGCACCTTATTTTTGTCGGGCGACCGGCGATTGTTGTCTGGCATTACTCCTCCCCATTGAATGCCAAAAGTATGCCACGACAGCGGGCCGCTAACCGTTAGGGGGATTCTCGGACGGAACCTGTATCCCAGGTTGCTGCTGACCAGGCCCAGGGTTCAGAGCGACGCGAATTGGTGCCTGTCCTTGCAGGATGTTGGCCATGGCTTGGCGCATTGCCTTGCTCTGATCATCGACTGGCGCATCTATACGGATGCCCCTTTCGCCGCTGAGAACAGCTGCCAACCCTTCCCGGATCTTGCCGTTCTGCTCCATCTCATTGCCATGTGCGACCGGGAAGTAGAACTGACTTTGATAGTCCAGGGCAGACAGCCTGTAACCCAAGCACTTGCCGATGGCTTCGATTACTTCCGTGTCAAACGTTACGCGACGCTCGATCCAATTGACCGTCTGTGCTTCGGTGAACTTGGACTGATCCACGTTGAAGTGGTGCAGCAGCTGGCGCCATTTCTCATCGACGACCTTCAGGCGGTCTCGCCTCCCGAATCGCTCCCACCACTGCGGGTCAAATGCCACCGGAATGGCATTTAACGCTTCCACATGCTGGCCTGAGACGGGCATCGCACGAGTGTTCATGAGCGTACCGAAGATACGGCTTCGGATCTCGTGCTTCTGCCGGATCAAATCCACGAGCCTTTGCGCCTGTACCGCAAGTATCGGCCCCACCAGCGTGGCAAATATCGTTGCGATCTCTGCCGGCTTCCAATTTTCGAACATGGCCCCCTCCCGATGTGACTGCGAGTCGATTCTATCGGCGAACGCCAACATGCAATTCCACGGTTGACGGGTTTTCGCAACAAGACCCGAGTGCGCCCTAATTCGCCCAATGTACGCACGCGTTGACCGCGTCGATGCTCCCGGGATACTGTATGCATATACAGTGATTTGCCATGAACAACAGCGAGCGTGCGCGTTATCCCGCACTTACCCAGGCCGACATCCGGGCCATTTACTACGCCAATCCGACGCGAGGTGTGTGTCGTCTGGTGTGGGAGATCTATTGCCTTCACGTGGTCGCAAAGACGGCCGGCGCAGTGGTACGCGCTCGCGGCATGCAGCACCTCATGCCGCCCGGCGGCTTCGATATGGTCCTGGATGAACTGGCACGCGTGCTCGAGCCAGAGACGTACATCCACGAGAGCTTTCCGTCGATGCACCACATCCATGAGAAGCGGCAGGCGGCCAGCAGCACAAAGAAGCGCAACAAGAAGGTGTACCGCTGACGCGCGCCCTATCATTCATCGCGGCAAGCATGGGAGATCAGCATGTGCAACAACTACTCGCCAACCCCGCCTGAAAGCCTTCGGCAGTTGCTGAACCTCGGCACTGTCAGCGAGTACCCTCCCGAGGCGTACCCCGACTATGATGCGCCGCTGATCCTGCTAAATCAGGATGGCCGCACAAACTGCGCGATAGCGAATTTTGGCTTTGCCCCCAAAGGGCTCGCGCACCCTGGCATGCCGAACCCCGTCAATGCGCGCGCCGAAACCATCGGATCAAGCCGGATGTTTGCGCCCTACTGGCGTGCAGGAAACCTATGCATCGTCCCGGCCCGTGAGATTTTCGAGCCGTGCTACGAAACCGGGAAAGCCGTTCGGCACCGGATATGGCTGAAGGATCAAGAAGAATTTGGTATCGCTGGGCTCTGGCGCACGTGGCCGCAACCTGGTGGCGGGGTGCAAATCGCGTTTGTGATGATCACGGTCAACGCCGAGGATCATCCCTTGTTCAAGCGCATGCACAACCCGATAAATCCAGACGGCACGCCAAAGGAAAAACGTGGCGTTGTCATGCTGAGGCGAGACCAGTGGGATGACTGGCTGACTTGCAAAGATCCGGAGCGAGCCCGGACGTTCCTGCAACTCTATCCCGCCGAGTTGATGGACGACGAGCCGGCCCCGCGAGCATCCAGAACGATCAAAGCCAAGAGCGACAAGCCGAAAGCCACGCCCAAAGGGAAGCCTCCCGAGAGCGGCGACTTGCTGGGCGGATAACTCGCACGCAGGATCTCGACGCCATGAGCGAAATCCTGCTCGACAACGGCACGACGGAGGGAATCGTCATCACTCTCGCGCACCCTCATTCAGCGCGTCGTAGCTCCGCTCGCAGGCGAGCCCGGCGGCTTTGAGACTGTCGGCATATTCGCCAAGCTGTCCCGCAGCGCCGTCAGTCCGGCGGAGCACGTCGACGAGCACATCGAGGGGGTCCCCACCAGGCTGGCCCGCGCTTGCGCCGGCAGCGGCGGAATCGCCGGCGGCGCGACTGGCGGCAACGAGCTGGGAAACTCGCTCGCGCAACCTGTCAGCAGCATCCCCTGCAGCCCGAGCATCAGCACGCGCGACAGCAACTTGTTGTGTGGCTTCATCTGCAATCTCCGAAATTTCCTTCGTACGGCGCTGCTCTTCGATGCGCGCCTCGTCTGCGGCCTTGACCTGCACGCGCGCCGCATCCAGCGCCGCCCTGGTGCGCTCAGCTGCGAACGCCCTGGCATCGACGCCGTGCTGCTGCACGCGCCCAGCCCCGTAGGAGAGGCCCAACGCCAGCAGCACAGCCAGCCAGATGCGGGGATCGAGAAACGTCATGTCGCACTCCTTTTCTTGAGCCAGCAGCGCAACTCGAGCCGCCAGAATCCCCACAGCGCACCAATCGCGACCGCCACATTCAGCGCAACCTCGGGAACGCTATGGCACGCCCCAGGGATAACCATGTTGCCCAGCGCAGCGGCGTTGACCAGCGCTAACACCACTGCGCCGCCCGTCCGCGTCGGCACCTTGTGAGTGAGGACCGCCCAAAGCGCCCCCACGAAAATGATGGCGTTGGCCACCACGTTGATGGATGCGAGCATGCTCACTCCTTCGCGCCAATGACACGCCGACGCAGGTCGTTGAGAAATTCCGGGATCTGCTGCATGGCGTTGTTGACGATGGCCAGCCCGAAAACGGCGGCTGACGCCACTGCAAGCATGTGGGTGTAGGAGCCCGGCACCAGGGCGAAGCGCTCGACGGCCGCGCCGCCGGCCAGGCATCCGATGCCGAGGCTGCTCAGAAACGACAGCACGCGCTGCCACCAGGTGCCGGGCAGAAACCGCAGCGCGATCACCGCGCCCAACCCCGCCGCACCACCCACCTTTGCGGCCACAACGAGTTCCTGATCTGTCATTTACGCCGCCCCCTCTTGTCCGCCGCACAGCAGGTAATGCGCGCGCAGCTGTTCGAATTTCTGTTCGTGTTGGCCATAGCCAGCCCCCGGCAGGCTTGCCCAGATATTTCGGCACTTCGCGATCGCGTCGGCCAGGCGGCCCGCCTTGATGTCAGCCAATGCGCCGCGCTCGCGGATCTGTTGGACGGCGATGGCGTCCTGCGCTGCGGGCCCAAAATCCGGCAGGCCGAGCTGTCGCTTGTAGACGTCGTAGTACCTAGCCAGCAGTTGGTAGCGGCCGGCGGCCGTCGACTTGATGCCCAGCCGCGGCAGGTCGACCAGGATCCGAGGATGGTCGGCGTAGCCCGAGAACAGACCGCCTCCCACCAGCACGTCGTAGCCGTGATCGCGCGTCGGCTGGCGTCCGTTGTCCGTTCCCTCGCTGAAGCCCAGCATATCTAGATATGCGGCTAAGTTTTGACCGCCCAGACTCGCGGGATCCGTGAATGGCATATGTGCACCCCCCAAAAGAAAAAACCCGCCGGATGGCGGGTGTTGGTAGACGAGAAAAATCGGTAAGGATCGGTGTGATTGACCGTTTTATTTCGGGCAGCGGCGATCTAGACTGCAACAACTCGGCGGTGCTGGCGCCCTATCCTGCAGCGCCGAACAACTACAAAACGATGGGGGTCCCCTTGCAAACAATTCGCATTGCCGCTCTATTGGCGCTCACCGCTACAGCTGGCTGCGCAGCTCCCGCCAACAACAAAGAACCGGTCGCCTGGCGCATGGAGCGGGAGGAGCACGCCGCCCGCGTCCGTGTTTTCCAATGCCGCGACGAAGTGGCCCGCGGCAATCGGTCCGACTGCAAGCCAGAGATTGCCGACCTCGCCAAGGTGGAAGCGGCGCGCCGCTACACGACTTACTCCGACGTTGGCAACATCGGCGCCATGCACATCGAATAGTCAGATGTTGGTAACGTCGATTAGGACCGCCTGCCGGGAACGCTGATCGACGAAGAGCGTTCCGCCACCCTCACCGCCGACCGCGTTCACGTTGATCTGCGTCCAACGCATTCGGACGCCGTTGGGTAACGCCCGCAATCCGTCGCCGCACGTGATGGCGAGCTCGGATACCGCGTAATGCGTACCCATTCGCTCCATCGAGAGGACGACGGCATAGGTGCCCACCTGAGACATCGTGTAGTCGTTGTAGTCGGTGAGCGTTAAGGGCTGGCCGCCTGCCAGCGTGAAGACAGCGACGGGATTGAAGTATTTGTAGTTCGAGTCGAACGTGCAAACACCGTCGCCACGAAAAACCTGAAGCCCGACGCCGTGCGCCACCGGCGGCACCTGGTCGAAGATGTAATAGGTGAGCGCCGTACCGTCCCAATCTGTTGTGGTGTTCACACATAGGCGAAACGTCCACGTGCTGCCACTTTGCCGAACGTCCCCCAAGGCCACAGCGTAGTTGGCTCGCACAGCGATAATTGGCGCCACGCCGGTCACGCTAACCTCGGCCATCTTGAATGCGCCGACCTGCCCATCCGGCGTAGCGGTAGAGGGCGTTAGTTGACCCTTCGCGATCAAGCCCAGATTGACATAGTTCTCGTCGATCTGAAGCACGCCGCCATTGTTAAAGGCTTGGAATCCCGCTGGCATCAATACACCCCAACATAGACGGTTACCGTTTGCGTATCGCCCGGGAAAGGAATCGACCAAGAGACTGTCGTCCCGGAGATCGAGATTTGCGGCAAATTTGAAGCGCCCACCGCCGACGACCAACCGGTTTGCACGATATAGAACGCGGCACCTCGGGCCAGACCAGGAACGCTGACCGAACCGGCGGTGGTGCCGGTGTTGAAAACCCCAACTATCGCGCCCAGCCGATCGGTCAATCGCACCACCGGAAGGCCCGATGCGTCGTACACCTCCAGTCCGACTGGCATCACCAAATCCCCATGCGAACACGCAGCACGTTGTTCGAGTCATACACGGCGATTACCGAGTCGGTAATGGTCAAGTAGCCAGCCCCCACAGGTCCGTACATCGTGAGCGAGCCGTTCTTGTCGAGTTTCCAGCGAGGGTTCCCGCCCGCCCCCAATGCCGTCGACTGGATGGTGCTGCCGATCTTGGCATTGGTGATCGTGCCGTCCTGGATGAACGCCGAATCCATGAACACCTGACCGTTCTGAATCACCAGCGGGGTGAGCACACTGTTGCCGTTCGGGTGGATGACGCCGAAGCGGTCCGCCGCGATGAGAACCTGGCTCTCGACAATCCCATTGTTGTTCTCGACGCCCACGCCGATACCAGCCAAGTACGTCCGGCCATTGGCTGCGATCTGCGTCTTGATGGTGTACATCGCGGCCAACTTCCCGCTCTGGTCCGCCACCGCCTGCTGCGCCACCTGCACGGCCGCCGTGTTCTGCGCGACGGTGGCCTGCATAGTGGTCACGCTCTGAGCCACCGCGCGCCCAGCCTCCTCGAGCACCGACTGCGTCGACACGATGCCGGCGAAGACATGGTCGTCGCCCGCATAGTCGTTGTCGCTGCCGGCCATCGGCGGCTCGATGCTGTCAATCGCCGAAAGGAGGTCTGCCCCGAGTTGCGTCTTGCCGATCTGGCCGTTCAGGTAGTTGAGGATGTCCGACGCCTGCGAGCTGCTCGCGCCAGGCACGCCCGCGCCGCTGGGGTACCACGCCCCAATGTTCCCTGACTTGTCGACCAGACGCGCCCAAAAAAAGAACTGCGCGCCGGCCGCTAAGCCCATCATCGTGTGCGTGTTCGCCGGGAATGCAAAATCCCCCAACTTGATCGCATCGTCACGGTTCGGTGTCTTGCTGTACCAGATCTCGGTGCGCTCAACGTCGAGCGGGCCGGTCGGGAAGGCCCAGTCAAGCCGGATACCGAACACGATGGCCGTTGTCAGCAGCGTCCCCACGACAGGCGGCGGGCTCGTCTTGCCCTGCAGCGGTGTTTCCGGCGAATACGCCGGCGCAGAGGCCACATCGAGCGCGTTGATGGCGCGCACGCGCGCTACGTACGTTCCGGCGTAGATGTTGCGCACCTCGATGCTCTGTGACCCCGTGCGCCCAGCACTGACCCACTCGCCATTGTCGCGCCGCCAATCCACGGTATACGCAATGGCGCTGGCGGCCGGCTGCCATGCGATCACCATCGTCGTAACGGCAATGCCTTGGTCGATGGCGCTGTAGGTGCTCAGCGTGACGCCGGTGGGCGGCGGCTGCACCGACGGCGGAATTACGGAAATGGGGCGTGCCTCGATCCGCGTACCATGGTCGACCGCTGAGAACTTCGATGGGTTGTGCTGCAGCGCCGCGATCTCAAATGCGAGGCCATCATCCTCCGAAACCGACACCACGCGGAACAGCTGTGTCTTAAGGTCCGCACTCTCGATCGACCAAACCGCCTCGGCTTGCACGGCGAGCGACCAATCGGTCGTGACAGTCACGGCGTTTCCAGTGATGTCGCCGATGGTGCGGCGCTGGGCCGTGCCGTCGATCATGTTCACGACCAACGTGTCGCCAAGCGCGGCCACGGGCGCGCGATCGAGTGTCACCGTGCGCCCCACCGCCGACCGCACGCGCCCACCGTTCGATCGCCCCGCTCGAGCGGGGTCGGCGATCTCGATGATCGAGCCCGGCATGACCACCGCGGCGTCCAACCCGACCTTGAACGTGACCGTCTCGGTCTCAAGGCGACTGGTGAGCAGAATCCACTGGCCGACGCGCTGTGCCTGCGCCTGAGACGTGCAGCCAAAGGCGGTCACCTCCGTTTGCTGAATCCCATAGCGCGCAATACCGTCTGGATCCTGCACGGGCTCGACCTTGGAAACGTATCGATCGGCCGGGTTGTTCCACGAGACAAGCGCCACCGTCTTGCGCGCCCGCTTGGCACTGCCGGCATAGGTGAATGTCCCGTCGATGACATTGCCGGCATGGAACAGGTAAGACGCGGTGTTCGGCATGTCCGCCACCGCGACCACGTTGCCTGCCGCCCAGAACGCCATGCCGCGAAAAACGCTGGCCAGATCCTGCAGCACGGCATACGCGTCGCTGCGCTGTTGCAGGTAGCAATTGCAAGTAAAGCGCGGCTCCTGACCGCCGCGACCGTCCGGTACCAGCTCGTCGCAGTATTGCCCGATTTGGTACAACGACCACTTGTCGACCATGCCCGCATTGACCCGATCGCCCAGGCCGTAGCGCGTGTGCAGTACCAGGTCGTAAAACACCCACGCCGGGTTGTTGCTGTAGGCGACCTTGAATGTGCCGTCCCAGAGGCCGGAATACGTGCGCGTGGCCGGATCGTAGTTGCTCGGCACCCGAATCACGCGCCCGCGCATGTGGTATGCGCGCGTCGGAATATTGCTGAACTGGCGGGCATCGATTCGGATGCCCACCAGCGCGGAGTTCGGATAGCGCAGCTTGGCGTCGATCACCTCGGCAAAGGATTCGACGCGTGTCGTATCGGCGATCGTGCCGCTGTTGGCGTTGGGCGTGGTGCGGCTCACGCGCACGGTCCAACCATTCACAGCCGGCGGCAACTCAATGCGGTGCGTGCGCACGTATTTGTTCGTCGTCTTGCCATCGAAGGCAGCCGACATCACGCGCTGGAACGCGCCGCCGTCGGTGGACAGATCGATCGCGTATTCGACACGATAGCCGTTGATGTTGCCGTTGCTCGTGTCAGCCTTGGACAACGCCAACACGGACAGCTGCACGCGAACAGCCGAAAGCTGGGTATTCGCAACCGCACGCGTCCACGGTGCAGCGGAGGTCAGCTCTACGCCGACCGTCGTTTCATTATCAACTGAGGGGAATCCCGGGATGTGGTCTTGATCCTGCGTACCGGAGCGATAGTCGATAGCGACGTTCTGGAAATTCAACGAGCCGTCGGCATTGGCCAGCGGCGTGCTATCGAGGTAGATGCTCTGCAGTCCGTTCACGAGCCCCGCGACTTCACCCTCCGACAGCAAATCGAGGATGCGCGCGTAGGCGATCGAATGCAGGCTGTCGGGCGACTCCACCGGCGAGCTGCTGCCGCCCCCATCCTTGCCGCCGCCGTAGCCAATGATGTTTTTCAATTCAGACCGCCCAAAGAAAAGCCCCGCGATTGCGGGGCCATGGAATTGACGTAGGGAATTGGGAAAGGGCCTAAACCTGGTCTTCCGCGTAGATGCCGCCGGAGATGACCGCCGAGCCGATCAGCATTTCGCCGTACAGCAGCGGGACCGGGTTGCCCTGGGCACTGGTGTTGACGGGGCCGTTGAAGTTGTACGAAGCGCCGTTCTGGGCGGAGTCCCTGGACGACAGCCCGCGCGGTTGCGGCGATAGCATCTGCACCACCCCGCCGAGCATCATGGCGAACCCCATCTGCATGAGCGGCGTGCCAGCACCACCGCCATAGAAGCTGATAACGGCGCCAACGACCACGAGCACGGCCCCGAGGATCGTTTGCAGGATGCCGCCGCGCTTGCTGCCGACCAGCACCGGAGCAATTCGAATCTCGCCGCCACCCGGTGGCAATTCGAGCTCTTCCTTGGTGAGGTTGCGCTTGCCGACAAACACCGCGTAGGTGACCCCCTTGTCGCGGCTGGCGAGGAGCTCCCGCCTGAACCCCGCGAGCAGCACGCACAGGGCCTGGATGGCCTCGGCCGGACTGGCGACGGCCAGCTCGAAACGACGCCCAAAGCGGGCCCCCAGCTTGCCGTACAGGCGGACAGTTCTCAGTTTTTGCGATGTCGAGCACATAAAACAAAACCCGCCGAAGCGGGTTTCCTGTTGTTTGTTGGGTGCGGTTAGCGCTGCGTTGTCGCCTCAAGCGCAACACCGTCGCCCGGCCGGTTGACCAGCCGGTAGTACCGCTGCTGGCCCGCTGCAAACGATGCGGACAGCTCGCGAAGCTCATTGCCGTGCATGGCGCAGAAGCCACGCCCTTTCGGAAAGCCTGCCCCGAGGACGTATTCGCCTGGCGGCAGAAAGAATCGCGCGGTCTCCCCGGCCTCGAACGAAGCAGCGAGCTTGCCATCCACATAGAACCCCAGGAGGCAGCCCCGGCCCGCAAAGCCATTGTCCCGCGTCACTGTGACCTGGCCACCCGGCCTCTCAGCCGCCGCCTGAAAAGCGAACAGCCGATCTTGCGGCACCGCCGCTGCCTCGCCCGGCGAATCGGAAGATGTTGCACATGCGGCGACGAAGGGCACTACACAGACAGCAGCAAGCAAACGAAGCATTCGAGGGCTCCAGGAACATAGGACCCGCGATCATAACGCCGACCGATGCCGAAGCACGCACCGCGTGATCTCCCTCCAGTAGCCGCCGTACACGTCGCGGGACGATAGGCGCCCGTGCACGTGATGCAGCATGTGGCCGTCACCGAGGTACACGCCCGCGTGATTCGGCACCGCCGCGCGCAGCTGCATGAGGATCACGTCGCCCGGGTGCTCTGGGGTGTCTTGCGACACGATACAGAAGCCCGCCTCCGCATAGTGCTGCATGTAGAGGTCGCCGCCCTTGGCCCACCAATCGTCGTGCCGTTCGAAATCGGGCAGATCGATGCCGCGCTCGCGTGCGTACCAGTCCACCACCAGCGAATAGCAGTCGAGGATTCCATGGGCGAAATGGCGCCCCACCAGCGGGGCCCGGTACCCGCATGGCTCGATCGTGCGCACGTCGTCGGCTGGCCAGGCGATGATGTGCCACGGCAAGCCCGAGGCCTCACACGCGACACGGTCTGCCTGGCTGGGCTCGGCGGTGGCGTTCGGATGGCTGTGCACCACCGCCATGACCTCGCCGAGGTCTTCGGCTGCCGCGTAATCCTCGGCCGGCAACTCGAAGTGCTCAGTACCAACAGCGACGTTGCGGCATGGCACATAGCGCTCGCGACCTTTCGCGACTACCACCAGTCCGCAGGCTTCGCGCGGGAAATCGCGCGCGGCGTGCTGGCGCGCATCATCTAGGGTCTGTTGCTGCATGTCAGGTCCGCACCAGGTCGGCCGCCGGATACGCTCCAAACGGCAGAGGGTTGTTGGCGCCAAATCGGCACTTGCACGACGACAACCTGCCACCACACTTGTCGAGTGACGGGTCGGTGACCGGGTTGTCGTCTCGGTCGAACATGGCCGCGCCGGTGTAGCCGCAGTTGGGCCCGCGATACCCGCCGATCATCAACCACATGCACACGTTGGCGACAATTTGGCGACGCGGAAGCTGCACGCCGTTGAAATCCAGCGCGCTGGACAGCTCGAACTCGACCGTTTCTTTCGTCTCGGCTGTCTTCTGCTCGACGTACCACTCTTCAACGGGTAGCTCCTCGGCTGGATCCGCCTCGGGATTGCCCGTGGGGAAATTCCGCGCATCGAGGAAGCGGCCCAGCGTGCGCCGACGGCGCAGCTTCGCGCCCACCAGATCGTTGGCGTACAGGCAGACGGCCGAGATGGACCCGTCGACGTTGCCTACCGTGAGCCGGGGCGACGGTTGTTGCCCCTGCCCTGTGCGCGCGAAGCCCTTACCCTCGATCGGCCATGGGCTGTATTCGTTGCCCTGCCACCAGATCGAACCAACCTGCGTGTAGCCGTGGAAGCGCAGCAGGTCGGCGCCGATCTCCGTGGCATCGAGCTCGAACAGCTCAACGAGGGCGCCAGGCTCAAGGCGTTGGATGTCGGCGGTGATTTTCATGTGACTGGGGGCTCCGGCCACTGGATTTCAAGCGCACTTACGTCCACCCGGCTCAGCGCAACGATATAGCGTTTCCATGCCTGCAGAAGCGTGGCTTCGGCGTCCGTCGCCTCACCCAACTCCGCCGCGAATTCCAGAGGCACCATAGCGTCACGCGCAGCATCAACGCGAGTTGCCCGCTCTTGCACCGCCGCCGCCTTTCGTTGCTTCGCGTCCTCTACTGGATCGAGCACCCACGCTGCTCCGGACCAGAAATGCGCGAGGCTAGGCCGCGCCTGCGTTGTCGCATCCTCGGGAAGCAAGCCGATACCGTTGTAGCTCTTGCCGAGCGGATATGGGCCGCCGTCTTTCGTCGAGAAGATGGGGGCCCCGCGAAAGTCAGGCTGCACCTGCCACTCGCCGTCTTGCCAGTTGTGTGGCACCGTACCGTCACTCCGTAGATAGACAGCAACCGAACCCGCGGGCGCATCCGGCACCGGCCGTGGGGTGGCATAGGCCGGCACAATCGGATTGCCTGGCTCCAGCGGGTCCTCGTCTGCCAAATCTGCGCCGATGCAGGTGCCGAAGAGTGGGTGATAGTGATAGATGTCCATGTTCATGCGTACCGGATACAAGCCAACAGCGCAACGTTTCGAGGCCGAGCGCCTATTGCAGCCGGCGCGGTGTTGGTACTTCCTGCTGGCAAAGTCGTGCTGAAGTACGGCCCCGTACTGGCAGGCAAGATTGATTCGCCGCTCGGATACGCCTGACCACCGTCTGGAAGCGTCGCGGCCGGCAAGCCGACCAAAATGCCGCTCGTCGCGCTCGCGCGATAGACCCCCAACCACGGATGCACCGAAGCACCCTGCGCTGAACCGAACGCCCGGCCTGCATCGATGCCGCGGCCGTCATCCCATCCCCGAGGAAACTCGCCACGGAGATCAGGCAGGTTGAATGTCGTGGTCCCATCCCCGGCGCCGAACGTCGTCCCGATAGCGGTGAAGAGGGCGGCATAGGTGGTCCTAGAAACGGCGGCGCCATTGGCTTTCAGGTATCCCTGTGGCGCAGTATTGCGGGCGAAAAACATCACGCCGCCGATCTGCGCGGCATTTGCAGAATTCAGGCTACCGACAGATGTCTGCAGCGCGGTAACGTCAGTTCGCAACCCGTCTGTGACGCTGGTATCCGCCTTGCCGCTCGATAGGGAATTGACGGCCGCCGCGATGGCCGTCATGTTGTCGTTGGTCTTGCTGTTTGCGGTGCGCTGGGTGTCGCCATCCTTACCGGCCGGCGCCGTACCCAGATTGATTTGCGCAAGGGTGAGGCTCATGGTCGGAATACCTGTTGAAACGTTGTGGTCAGCGTGTAGATGTCGCCGCCGTTCGGCTGCACCTGACAAGCAGCAGCTTTGAACAACCCCTGCACACCGAGCGGAGGCGTCCAGTAAAACGAAGCGCTACCCGCATGCGCATCGAGAAACGCCTTGATCTGGGCAATGACGGCGCCCTTGTCGCGGAACGTGAGCGGCCATGTGTCCGTCGCGTTGTTGATGCCGTCCTTGACCTCCTGCGAGTACCCGTCACCAAACTGCGCCTTGCGCGTTCGGTATGTGGTCGTGCCCTGCGGGTCAACCAGCGGCACCCATGTAAATGTGTCGGTTGCCATCAAGCCCGTCCGTTTTTCCAGTTCCACAACTGACCACCAGGCCGCATTGCGCTTTGAATGCCGTCCTGCACCAGCCCTGCGATGTATTTGCCAAGCTGCGCGCCCTGGCCCTGTACGTCCCGCGTCTCGCTTTGCGTGCCGGCGTCACTCACCGTCACATTCACCGTGACGTTGACACTTCCATTGCCACCCCCAGCCGGCGACAGGTTGCGCATCTGTTCGGGCGTAAACACGCCCTCCCCGCGCTTCAGGACCGCCGGCACCTCATCACCGACGATGCCGCCGGTGTGATATTTCGGCGCCCCAGAAAATGCGGCGGTCGGAAGCGTGCGCCAAGCCGTCGGCTCGAGGCCAGCGATGCCACCGGAATGGTGAGTCGCGAAGACGCCCGTGCCGTAACTCGGCGACTGCATGCTGCCGCCATATAGAAGGTCACCGCTCACCGGCATCGTCCCGGTTCCAGCCCCGGCGGTGGCCGCTCCATCGAAGGCGCCTGCGCCGCCTGACATGCCGGCACCGAACATGCTGCCGACCATACTCACGCCCATCTGGATCAACCCCGACACAGCGGCGCGTGCTTGAATGCGCGCGAGATCCGCGATCACGCTGGCGGCGAATTGCTTGAACTGGAATTTGCCGGTCGTCGCGAATTGGGTAATCGCGTCTTCCATGCCCTTGGCCAGGTTGCCGACCAGCGATGCGGTCTGCGCCGCCATGTTCTGCGCGTGGTCGATATAGTCGGCAATGCCGGCCCGGAAGCCGTTCGTCCAGTCCGCCTGTTTGGCCTTGAGCTGCGCGTAATACTCCTGATAGTCCCGCAGCGACTGTTGCAGCCCCTGCTGAATCGCAGCCTGCTCCGCGAGGAACTTGTCGCTGCCGATCAGCTCCTTCGGCGTGGCCTTGGTCAGCTCAGCCTGCAGCTTTTCGTACTCGCGATAGATCGACTTGACCGCCTGTGCGTTCTTCTCGGCCTCGGCGCCCATCCCGAAAGCGCCAAGCTGGCGCCCGTACTGCTCGCGCTGGCTTTGCTGGTAGGTGGCGATCTGCGCGTTGATCTGGGCGGATCGCTCGTCCAGCTTGATCATGTCCTGCTTGAGCTGCAGCCGCCGCTCGTCCGCAACGTTCTGGGCCAACTGGGCCTTGATCTCGTCTTGGCGGGCCAGCAGGCTTTTCTGATCGGCCGTCAGGATCTTCTTTTCCTTCAGGTCGGCGATCTTCTGCAGGAATTCGGCCTGCTGCTTTTCCGCCTCGGTGAACTTCTTGCCGGTGGACTCAATGTCCGCCCGGATGGCGGCATCCTTGTCGCGCAACTGCTGCAGGTACCGGGTCGCCTCGTCGTCGTGGAAGGGCTTCTCGTGCTTCGGCCCGTTGTTGCCCTTGGCGAAGTTCAGCTGCTTGGTACCGACGGCACCGAGGTCGTGCGGCACCGGCGCAGCGTCCGACCACAGCTTCTGCATGAACTGCACATAGCCGTCGCCCTGGCGCTTGAGATTCTCATAGCCCTTTTCCGCCGCGATCCCCGCAAGCCGAAACTCGCCTTGGGTGGCAAGCCCCACAACGGTCCACGTCGTTGCGATCGTCTCCGACAGCTGTTGAAACCCCACCACCAGCGTCGCCACGGCCGAGGCCGCCCCCTTCACAATGAAGCCGACGCCCTTGTAGAAATCCTCCAGCAGCGGCTTCATGGCGACGTTGCCGCTCATCGCCTCGGTGAGGTTGATGATCGTGGGCAGTAGCTGCGCTTTGGCCGACAGGGTGAGCGCATCCATCTTGGCGTGGGACAGCTCCATGTGCTCACGCAGGGCCGCCATCTGCTTGATGGTGTCGACGCCGATGATCGCGCCCGTCTCACGCGCAGCAGCATTCAGGGAGTCGAGCCCCTTGGCACCGCGATCGAGCAGCGGGATCAGATCCGCGCCCGATGCGCCGAACAGCTCATTGGCCACGGCAGCCTTGGCCGCGCCATCGGCCGACTCATGGAACGCATCGGCGATGCGGGGCAGCAGCTGCTCTGGCGTGCTGCTCTTCAGCTCCTCCATCGAAATGCCGAGGGCCTTGAACGCGGCGGCGGCATCTTTGTTGTCGTGCAGCGCCTTGTTCTGCGCGTCCCCAAGCTCTGCCAGCGCCTTCGTCGCCTCCTTCGACTCAACGCCGACCGTCTTGGTGGCAAACGCCCACTGCTGAATGGAGTTGGTCGACAACCCGGTTTTCTGGTGGAGCTGCTCGACCTGATCGCCGTAGGCGGAGAGCTCCTCGCCGGCCTTGATGACGGTGTGCGTGGCGATTGCCAGAACAGCGGTTGCAGCGGCCACCGACAAAACGGTCTTGTTCATCAGCATGCTCAGCGCATCGGTGCGCTCGCCGAGCACGAGCAGACTGCCGCCGAAGTTCTTCCAGGAACCCTGGCTGGCCTCGTGCGCCAGCACCAGCAGCTCACGACGCGCGCCCGCCGTGGCGAAGTTCAGGCCGTGCGCTTCCTTGGAGCCATTGCGCATGGCGTCTTCGGCGGCCTTGATCTTGTCGATGAACGGCTGCGCAGCATCAGCGACGCCCAGTTCGGCGGCCCGCAGTTCCATCAGCTCGGCCCGGGTCTTCCCGGCTTGGGCAGCTTGCTTTTGCAGGGCCGTCAGCCATCCCTCGGCCGAGCGCGCTTGTTTGTTGAACGCAGCAAGCGCTTCGTCGCCGTGTTCCTTGATGGCCTTGCGTGACGCGTCGACAGCCGTGGCCGAGTCGGCAATGCGCTTGCGCAGGGTGTCCTGGCTTGCCATGAAATCGACCGCACTCTTACGAGCGCGCTCCATCTCAGAGACGTAGCCCTCGGCATCCCCTGTGACGCGGATAACTGTTTCATTGGACACGCGTCAATTCCTCCGCCTTCGCTTCGATCACTTCGCTGAACTTCTGCGCCGCTGCGGCCTTCTTCGCCTCATAGGCCGGACGCAAGAACGGCTTAGCGGCCATCTTCGACGTGCCAAACTCAACAAACCGGCCGTAGAACGCTTCCTTGCTCCAGGTCACCAGGTATGACGCCCGCAGGCCTTCGACAGATGTGTCTTTGTCGAAAGCTAGGAGGATGTTGCGACGCAGGAATCCAGGCGGATGCCGGCCCCACTTCCCCTCGTAAATGCCGAGGTTGACCGGCGCGCGCATGCGCACTTCATCAAAGAGCACGCGCGCGCCTGCCACCGCCGCCTGACGCAACACCGATTCGCTGGCCACCTTGGTCAGCGCCTCAATGGTCGCAACCATGGCCTGCGGGTTCACGATTTCGAGCTTTGCTGCCATCACTGAGCCTTGCCGGGGAACATCATGGAGAGGATCAACCGCGACTGCGCGTCGGCATCCGGCAATAGGATTGCGGCCGTTTCGCGCTCCTCTGTGGCTCTGGCCACGTGGTGCTCACTCCACGGGATCAGATCAAGCAGCCCATACGGCTCCGAACGCTTCTCGGTGTTTCGATGGATGTTGGCCAGCATCGACACAACAGCCCCGGCGCGTAGATCGTCGTAATGGCTCCCCCGGTTGTCTACCTGGTAGGACGCCATGTATTCGACGAACTCCGCGCTGGTGATGCGCTGTTGCAGCTCCCTTACAGGGATGCCGAGGTCGATGCTGAGCCGGAGCCAGAATCGCCGCTCTGAGCGGCGGCGGAGTTTTTTGCGGCATCCTCCACCGCTTTCGCGCCGAGTCCGTTGATCTCGGCAGCAGCTTTCGCGAGGCGATCCAGAATTTCCGCCTTCAGACCACGAATGCGGTCCACATCGGCCTCGTCGAACAGCGGCACGCCGGCCTCGTCTACGGCCGTTGCGACGATCAGGTCGGCCTGCTGCAGACTCAGCGGCCGCTTCTCGCCATCAACCTGCTTGGCATAAAGAGCGT